TTTGAGGAATGGGACGCGGACAAGCACGTGCTCAGGCCATTTGTCATTCCGCCGCACTGGACGCGGTTCGTCTCGGCCGATTGGGGGTCGGCGCATCCGTTTGCAATCCATTGGTGGGCGGTTGTGCCCGACGAAGCGAACGGGCTGGATATCTTCACAACTTCGGGGGGCGATGCCTACGACCGGGTGCCGGAGGCCCGGCGTTACAAGGGCGCCTTGCCACCGGGAGCGATTGTTTGCTACAGGGAGTGGTATGGGTCCCCGAACCACTCGAATACTGGTTTGAAACTGCATGCCGAAGAAGTTGCCCAGGGAATTGTCGAGCGTGAGCGCTACGAACCTCGTGGCGACAGTGGAAGACCTCGAATCTCGTATCGTGTCATCGATCCCGATGCTTGCAAGGACAAGGGCGGCCCGAGCATCGCCGAGCGCATGGGATATGCCCCGAATTACGTTTACTGGCAGCCGGCCGACAATATGCGCGTGGGACGGCGCGGCACGATGGGGGGCTGGGATGCTATCCGCAGCCGCCTCAAGGGCGATAGTTTCGGACGGCCCATGATGTATTTTTTCGAGAACTGTGAGGACATTATCCGGACGTTGCCGGTGATGCAGCACGATCCCGACAACCAGGAGGACGTGCTGGAGGGAGAGGATCACGCTCCGGACTCTGCACGTTATGCGTGCATGTCCCGCCCATATAACCTAAACTACGAACCGCGCAAGCCCGACCGCATTTTCGCGGTGGGTTCCCAGAACCAGCTGACGATTGACGACGTTATGGAAGATCATGCTCCGCGCCGGCAGACGGTGCGGTTTGAGAGGATAAGGTAAATGGCGGAACAGCCGCAACTAAACGAGTACAAGATCAGTCTTCGCGTTAATGAAGAAGCCCTCCAGACGTTCTATCTTTTGCACCCCGCGGCGTTGGCGGATTACGGGTTCTTCTTGCGCAACGCATTGGCGACCGATAAGTACGTGGTTTTTCAGTGCGCACGAAGTCCAAATAGGCTATTTATAGCGAAATCGGATGACGTTTCGTTCCTTTCTATTGAGCTGGAGGTTCAGGCGCATCCGGCGGCGGAAGATACCGCACTTCAGGTGAGTGGAGTAAAGAGTGGCCCAAAACGCGGATCGAAGCGAGCCAAAGGATAAGGCCGGCCGGACTAGCAAGGATTTCGACATTTGCGCTTTCTGGAAAGAGCAGATCGAAGTCTACGACGAGGTCCACCGCGATTGGGAGAAGCGGGGGGAATCGATCACCTCGCGCTACCGCGACGAGCGTAACAAGGCGTTCGAGCAAGGGCAGCGAAGGCTCAACACGCTGTGGGCGACGACGGAGATCCTGACGCCCGCCGTCTATTCGCAATGTCCCATGCCGATCATCGAACGCCGGTTCCTCGACCGCGATCCGGTCGGCCGCGTGTCGGCGACCGTCCTGGAACGGTCAACACGGTTCGAGCTGGAGGATAACGGTTTCCATTGCGCGATGAAACGCGCGGTGAAGGATTTTCTTCTTCCGGGCCGGGGCCAGGTATGGGTTCGTTACGAGCCCGAATTCGGCCGGAGTGCCTCCTTGAAGACGGAGGCACAGCTCGACCTCTCCGAAGAGGAGGATCGGGTACTCCCCGAGGCGGAGGATGAGGAAGAGGAGAAGCTCGAAGACACGGGCGAGCAGCTTGTCGCCGAAAGCGTCCCGGTAGATTACATTCATTGGAAGGACTTCTTTACGTTTCCCGCACACGCCAGAACTTGGGAAGAAGTAACGGCGGTCGGTAAGCGCGTCTACATGTCCAAGGAAGAGATCGGGGATAAGTGGGACGAAGACGTTGCGGAGGAGATCCAGCCCGATACTGCGATTGAGCAGCAAAATCGGAAGGCTACCGGCAATCCTTCGACGATGTTCGACCGTACCGACCGCAAACGCGTCATCTACGAAATATGGAACAGGAGGACGAAGAAAGTCTACTGGATTTCTACGGGCTGGGATTATCTGATAAGCAGCGTGGACGATCCTCTTAAGCTGAAGAATTTTTTCCCTTGTCCCGAACCTCTTTTCTCCATAACCTCGAACGATACTATCGTCCCGATTCCGTTCTACGTCGAATACCAGGACCAAGCGATCCAGATCGATGAATTGACCCAGCGCATTCACATGCTGGGGAAGTGCATCAAAGCGGTGGGGACTTATGACGCGAGCAACCGGGCGCTTCGACGCCTTCTCGACGAGAGCACGGAAAACGAACTCATCCCAGTGGAAGACTGGCAACGTCATCGCGAGAAGGGCGGCGTTGAAGGCGCGATATCGTTTCTGCCGATCCGCGACATGGTTGAAGCGCTGCAAGTCCTTGTCGAATTGCGCGCCAAGGTCATGGAGGATTTGGATCGTGTCACGGGCATCGCGGACATTATGCGCGGTACGAGTGATGCGCGGGAGACGATGGGCGGCCAGCGTCTTAAGACTAACGCGGCGAATACACGGCTCGACAAGCTCCGGGACGATGTGGCGGTATTTGCGCGTAACACGATTCGGCTTGTCGCGGAGGTCATCGCTAAACATTTTTCGGACAAGGCTCTTGTAAAATCTTCAGGGATTCTTTACGAAGAGGGGATAAGCTTCGATGACTTCGAGGCGATGCGGGATTTGCTGGAGCCCTCAGCCCAACCCGCTCCGGCAGGTCCGCCCTCGAAGCCCGGTGCGCCGTCTGTTGCTCCCGTTCCAGGAGGCGCGCCTCAACCGCCAGTCCAGGCCCCTCCACAGCCTGGACTGGCGGGGGCCTCCGGACCCCCCGGCGGTATGCCGGGGGACCCCATGGCGCCTCCACCGCTTATCGAGAAGACCCAGCGCATCCAGAAGGCGCTCCAGCTCCTGCGGGACGATATTCCGCGCGGCTACCGGATCACCATCGAGACGGACAGCACCATTGCTGGTGAGGTCAGCCAGGAGCGGGATGCGACGATTCAGTTCTTGACCTCAGTCTCCAAGTTCCTGGAGCAGGCTCAGGTAATCGGCGGTCAGAACCCGCAGATCGTGCCGCTCCTCGGCAAACTCCTCCAGTTCGGCGTGCGGAAATTCCGCACTGGGCGCGATGTTGAAAGCGCAATCGACGACTTCGTGGACGATGCAACGAAAACGGCGAAGCACTTGGCGGACAATCCCGCGGCCCGGCCGAAGTCGCCTGAAGAGGTGAAAGCTCAGGGCGAGCAGCAGAAGATGCAGTTCGAGATGGCGAAGATGCAGCAATCCGCGCAGCTCGACGCCCAGAACGATCAGCGCAAGATGCAGCTCGACCAGGAGCAGGGCCAGCGCGATGCCATGGCGCAGCAGGCCGAAGAACAGCGGCAGACCCGGCTTGCCGAGATGAAGTTCCAGATGGAGAAGGCTACGCTGGAACTCCGTATGCAAATGGAGCAGAAGAAGCTCGATATGCAGATGCAGATGGAAGCCCAGAAGAGCCAGATGCAGATGCAGATGGATGGCGCCCGGATGCAGCAGGAGGCCGCGCACGAGCAGCATCGGATGGGCCTGGAGCGGCAGCAGCGCGAGGCCGAGCACCAGTTCGGCATGCGCGAGATGGAAGCCAAGAGCAAGGAAAACGAGGCGGCGCGGGCGCACCAGGCCAAGTTGCGCGAGCAGCAGCCGAAGAACGGAGCAGGCGCTAATGGCTAGGTTCATCTACTGTCCGGATCACCCCGAAGCGAATGCCAATGGCATGATCCCCACGGAAGTCTACTATCCGTGGAAGTATGCGCATGTCCGCGGCGCGCCGGCCTACATCTCCGACCACATGGACCCGCTCCGGCATATGGCGGATGGCCAGATCTACGATTCCAAGGCGAAATTCCGCCAAGCAACCGCGGCGGCCGGTTGCGTGGAAGTCGGTAACGAAGTAGCAACGATCCTTAAGCCGCGAGAACCCGTGCCGCTCTGCCGGGGTGAACGCCGGGACGCAATCAAGAGATCAATCTGGGAATTAAAGAATGGCAGAAGAGTTAGCTGATACGACCGCAGGGGCTGCGCCGGGTGAAGCTCCTGATTATTTGAGGCTCAATGTACGCGATTCGGTTCGTGAATCGATTAAGGAAATTGAAGGACGCGACGCCCGAGCTGCGCTCGCGGCGCGGGAGAAACCGCGAACCGAAACCGAGCCGAAGCCCAAGGAAGGCGACTCCACCGAAGGGCGGCAGCGGGACGAGCACGGCCGATTCGTAGGGAAACCTGGCGAGCAGCCGCCGGTTGACACGCAGCCGAAAGGCGCGGATACTACAGCTGCCCAGACCACCGAGGTACCGGGAGCCACAACTCCCCCGCCAGCAGCAGCGGCTACAACCGCGCTTACCGCGCCGTCGTCATGGTCCAAGGAAAAGCACGCTCTTTTTGCGGCGGCTCCGCGAGAATTACAGGAACAGATCCTGTTACGCGAGGCCCAGTCGCAGGAAGGTGTTGCACAGCTGAAGAGAAACGTCGAAGAGATCGATGTTGCGATTGCGCCATACAGGCACATGATCCAACAATACGGTCAAACTCCAGGGCAGACCATCCGGCAGTTGTTCGAATGGAATACCGCACTGGCCGGTCCCTACAAGGAGCAGGCTTTTGCGCAACTCGCCCAGCAGTTCAGGATCGACCTCTCCAGGCTAGCCCCGCAAGCGGCGCCTCAAGCGGCAGCTCAAGGTGGCCAGCAGGGTGTTCCGAACCAAGCCGCGCAGCAAATCGAAGCATGGCAGAGAGGCATTGAGACGTATCTGATGAGCCAGCAGCAGCAGGCTCAGATGCGCGAAGTCCAAAGAGCGTCCGCGGAGGTCCAAGCCTGGGCCCGAGACAAGCCTCATTTCGAGGCCGTCAGGGGCATCATGCAGGAACTCGTGGGGATCGACCAGACGTCCCTCAATCAGGGCCTACAGCCCCGGCATGGCATCGTTAAGGCCGATGGATCGGTAGACCTCGACAGGGCCTACAAGAAAGCGATTGCACTGGACGATAGTCTCTCCGAGCAGGTGCGCAACGAGGAGCTGGCGCAACGTGAGGCGAAAGCCCGTGCCGAGGCGGAGGCCGCGCTAAAAGCGAAGGCTGCCAAGGACCGTGAAGAAGCCGAGCGTGCGAAGAAGGCGGGCGCGAGCCTGAAGCCCGGATCGGTCACAAGCCCTACCGGGAAAGCTCAGGCGCAGGTGCCAGCCGGCGAGAAGGTGCGGGAGACGTTGCTCCGGTCGATTCGAGAGGCCCGAGGCTCGTAAGGGGTTGTTGTCAACCTTTTAGGAGTGAAAGACCTTGGCCACGCCAAACCTTTCTGAAATTGTCACAACCACCTTGCGAAACCGCACGGGTGCGTTGAAAGACAACATCTCCCGGAATAACGCCTTGCTCGCCCGCCTGAACAAGAAGGGCCGCATTAAGACGTTCTCCGGAGGCCGCACAATCGTGCAGGAGCTGGATTACGCAAATAACCAGACCTTCCAGTGGTACAGCGGATACCAGACGCTCAATATCGCGCCATCGCAAGTCTTTACCGCGGCGGAGTATCCGATCAGGCAAGCAGCACTCGCCATTTCCATCTCCGGTCTTGAGGAGATCCAGAACTCGGGCGAAGAGGCTATTATCGACTTGCTGGAATCCCGTATCGAGAACGGTGAGCG